CCGGAGAACTTGCTGTAAGGTTTGGTCGTAAAGCTAAAACACTAATTGATAGTGAAGAATATTCTAAAATTTTTGATACAAAGCTTCGAGAAGACAGTCAGGCTGCAGGAAGATGGGAAACTGCACAAGGCGGTGAGTATTTTGCAGCTGGTGTTGGCGGTGCAATCACGGGCCGTGGTGCAGACCTCTTGATTATTGACGATCCGCACAGTGAACAAGACGCAATGTCCGGCAATGCGTTTGAAAATGCGTACGAATGGTATACATCAGGTCCACGACAACGTCTACAACCAGGTGGACAAATAGTTTTAGTCATGACTAGATGGAATAAAAAAGATTTAACAGGAATTTTATTAGACAATCAGAAAAAAGTTAAGGGTGATCAATGGGAAATTGTAGAATTTCCAGCAATCATGGACCACGGAACTAAAAAAACACCTGTGTGGCCGCAATATTGGAAATTAGATGAGCTAGAAAGTGTAAAAGCAACACTACCTGTTGGAAAATGGAACGCACAGTGGATGCAAAACCCAACTTCTGAAGAAGGAGCGTTAATAAAACGAGAATGGTGGCGAAAATGGGAAAAAGAATTTTTACCAGACGTAACTTACGTCATTCAAAGCTACGATACAGCATTTTTAAAAAAGGAGACAGCTGATTACAGTGCAATTACCACTTGGGGTATTTTTTATCCAGAAGAAGGTGGCAAACCAAATATAATTTTGCTCGATTCTGTAAAAGAAAGATTTGATTTTCCAGAACTTAGACGTGAAGCATTGGAGCAATATAAATATTGGAATCCTGACATGGTTATTGTTGAGCAAAAAGCATCGGGTACACCTCTAACGCACGAGTTAAGAAATATGGACATTCCAGTGATGACATTTACCCCGAGTCGTGGTAATGATAAGCACGTTCGAGTAAATTCTTGTGCTCCGCTGTTTGAGGCCGGATTAATCTGGGCTCCTGATGAGCAGTTTGCAGAAGAAATGATCGAAGAATGCGCGTCATTTCCATATGGCGATCATGATGACTTAGTCGACAGTATGACTATGGCCGTCATGCGATTCAGGCAGGGAGGTTTTCTACCCCATCCAGAAGATTACGAAGATGAACAAACAGAACCTAGGAGAAGAGAGTACTACTAAGTATGTCATTAAAAACAGAAGCTATAAAAAGATTTTTAACTGCAGCAAGATCTCTTGCTAATCAAGGATTAAGCAAAGAAGCAATCGTGCAGTTTGCCAAAAATGAATTTGGTGAAGTAACAGAGCTGTTTCAAAAACAAATAGATAATATTTTTAAAAGACCTGCATCAGGAATTGAAAAAATAAAAATAAAAGATGAGGTGTTTGATGACACTGTAATCAAACTTCCTGTTGATGATACAGGTAAACCTTTTAATCCTAAAGATCCATTAAAAGATTATTCTAAAAAACCAAGAGATGAAAAATACACAGGTGGTTTAGTTGACGTTGAACCAAGTCTATCTGACATTGGCCATGGTTCGGACGCCTTGATGGCTAGAACAAGATTGATGTCACCTGGATCACAGATGACTACATCAACTGGTTTAAATTATTTACTTGCTGAAGACAACGACAACATAAGAGTTCCATTTTCAAAAGGTAAACTTGCAGACAAAGGAAGACGTAAATTCATGCAACTTGCTGGCACTGGTATTGGTGGTCTTGCTGCACTTAAAGCAGGATTAATTAATCTTGCAAAAGACGCAGGGCCAAAAGTAGAAATGGTTAAAGAAACTGTATCAAAAACGCCTGATTATTTTTTTGATTTAGTTTCTAAAATAAAAATGTTTGGTAAAGAAGGCACACCTATAGGTGAAAGAATGAACGTAACTAATTATAAAAACTTTGAATTAACAGAAGACATTACAACAGGTGATATGAGAATTACAAAACAAAAAGGTGATCCTGATGCACCTGGATACAGCGAAGAAGTTATGGAATATAGTAAAGGCGGCAATCCTATGGAAGAAGGTATGACAGTAGAACGATATGACGAAGCAACTTTATTTCCTGATATGGATGGTAAGATGAAAGATATTGAAGATGGTATTGAACCAGATAGTATAAAAGAAATTATGGAAGAAGTTTCTGAAAAAATTACTAAAAAAGCAGACGGTGGTCGTATTGGTTTTAGTAAAGGTAAATTAGCTACAGACTTTTTAAAATTTTTATCTAAATTAAATATTAATTCAACTACAGCAAGATTTTTAGAAAAAGTTTTTGGTAAAGAAGCTATGGCTGAAATGCCAAAAAGAGATCCTGAATTATTTAAAGGTTTATTAGAAACTACAGAGATGTACAGAAAAAGAGATAAAGAAGGTTTAAAAAAATATATGAAAGGTTTTTTACCTCAAATGAATGATGCAGAACTAGAAGAATTTATTGTGGGCAATCCTGAAATAGGAGACATGTCTGGAGTCTTATTAAGATTAGGTAGTGGTCGAGATTACAAAGCTAAGATTGACATGATTAACGAAGCAAACAAAAATAGAAAACTTGCTGATCTAGAAGTTACAGAAGACATGAAACGTAAACCAAACGCATCGGGTGGTCTAGCAAATTTATTAGGAGAGTAATGGAAGAGTACGACGTAGAATCTATTTTAGATATGTACGAGGAAAGCTATGTCCCTGAACCAAGCGCCATGGCTCAAGGTGAACGGATCGGGTTTGAAAATGCAGGACTTGTTAAAAAACTTTATTCACAAATAAAACCCTACGAAGGTGCTACACAAATAGGTGTGTCTACAAAAAAAGACCGAGGTCCTGAAAAAAAATTTATGAAAGCATTTGAAGAATATAGAGATAAAAAACACGGTGGGGTTTTTAAAGCTGCAGCTGAAGCTTTAGGATTTAAAAGAGAAACAATAAAAGGTGTATTTGATAGAGTAAGATTAGCTGAAACAGGAACACGTGCAGGAGGAACAGGATTAGGAAAAGGTTCTAAAATACAAACAACTGTTCCAGTTCCTAAGAATGTAACAAAGTTTACAGAAGCGACTACACTAGCAAAAAAAAATAAAAATTATTTTAAAGATAAAATAAAAAAATTTAACAATAAAAAATTTTACACAAATAAAGATATAGCAAATATTTTAGGCATAGATGTTACAGATAAAAACAGTTTAGATTATTTAACTCAAACTTTAAAAAAATTAAATGTTAAAACTAATCCAAAAACACCACAACAAAATTTATTTCAATTAGGAGATGCTGTTACCAAATTAACAAAAGGTGTAGAAAAAAAATTAGTTAAGGGTGATAGACAAGCAACTACTACAAGAAAAATTTCTGATGCTAAATTAGATCCAGAGTTAACACAATTTTTAGAAAATTTTAAAAGTAAAGTTAGATCTCTTTCTAAAGACGCAGACGTGTATGTTCCAAGAGCTGTTGAAGATGTTGGACACCCATTATCAATAAAAATAACAAGTAAATATCCTAACTTGGTAAAAGACTCTAATATTAATAAAATTAATACTTTAATTTTTCAAGATCCAACTATTAATAGAACACTATTTGAAGCAACGGGTTATGAATCTAAACATGATGAATTATTAAAACAACTAAATAATTTAGTTGGAAAAAAATTAAATAACAAAGATTTAGTTAAATTAAATGAAATTAAAACGTCATTAAATAATTTACATTCCAAAGTTATTAATGACGTTAAAAATTTATCTAAAACAAATTCATATTTTAAAGGTCAAGAACAAAGAATTCCTAAAATAGATATCAACATACCTAAAGTAGGAGAAACATTTAAATCTAAAAATTTATTTGTAGATATGTCAAACGTAAATCCTGCTTTTAAAGTAGGACTAGTAGATGACATAGCTCCAGGTGCAAAATTTTTTACAGACTTAAGTCTTAAAGAAAAAGAACTTTATAAACAAAATGTGTTAGATCAAACAAAATTTAACACTGAAAAATTTTATGTTAAAGCGGGTTTTCCAAAAGAAGATGTGCAAAGATTAAAAGAAACTTTAGATTTTGGAACAGATTTAAAAACAGGAATTGGTGAAGGTGTAACATTAGGATCAAATCTTGGTAACGTTTCTAAAAAACTTGCAGGAAAAGTTTTAGGTGATTTATCTATATCCCTTGGTTCTCCAGTTTCATTACTAGGTTTAAATGCATACTTAGGTGTTGATCCCACAGAATCTTTAGATAGAGCCATTCTTGGTGGAGAAGTTGCATTAGCACCATCTGGTATCAAAGCATTAACAAGTAGACTCGATGCTATAAAAAATCCAGCGGTTAGAAAAGGTATTGAAACATTAGCTGGTCTAAGACTACCGGGTGTGTTTACACCTGCTAACGTTATGAGAGCTGCAAGGTTTGCACAACCATTAGGTATTGCAGCACTAGCTGGTGAGGGACTTTATCAATTAGGTAAACTAGGATATGAAGATCAACAGAGATTTAACGCACTGTCTCCTGAAGAACAAGCTGCAGAAAGAGCAGAACAGGAAAAATTTGCATTTGATATAGAAGGTTCATAATGAATAAAAAACCACAAAAGAAAAACCCAACATTAGTAAAAAAAACTAACCCTAGTTTTAAATGGTGGGCAGTACCACCTAAAAAAGGACCACTATCACAAGGGTTGAAATTAGGTAAAAAACAAGTTAAGAAAGCTTAGGAGAACATATATGGCAGAAATAGACAAAGCTCTCCCGAACGACAAACGACCTGAAGAAGTTGCAGAAGAGGTCGAAGTTACGGGAATAGAAGAAACACCAAAAGGTCCAGTAGAAATTACAGAAGACGAAGAAGGGGCAACAATTGATTTTGACCCTAACTCAATGCCGATGCCACAAGAGGGCGATCACTTTGCTAACTTAAATGAATTACTTCCAGAAGAAGACACAGACATGATCGGTAATCAATTACAAAATGATTACATGGAATATAAAATGTCTCGTAAAGAATGGGAGCGAGCATACATTACTGGTTTAGATTTATTAGGATTTAAATACACAAACAGAACAGAACCTTTTCAAGGAGCTTCAGGTGCAACACACCCAGTGTTAGCAGAAGCAGTTACACAGTTTCAAGCTTTAGCTTATAAAGAATTATTACCAGCAGATGGTCCTGTTAGAACTATGGTAATGGGTAAAACAGATCCACAAAAAGAAATGCAAGCACAAAGAGTTAAAAACTTTATGAACTATCAGTTAATGGATAAGATGCAAGAATACGAATCTGATTTTGATCAGATGTTATTTTATTTACCTCTTGCAGGTTCTACATTTAAAAAAATTTATTATGACGATTTATTGGGACGAGCAGTATCAAAGTTTGTCCCTGCGGATGACCTTGTTGTTCCGTATACGGCTACCTCATTAGACGATGCGGAATCAGTCATTCACGTTGTCAAGATGTCAGAAAATGAATTAAGAAAACAGATGGTATCTGGATTCTATTCTGACATCGAGTTGACAAAACCATCAGGCACAGTCACTAACGAGCTTGAAGAAAAAGAGCGAGAAGTTGAAGGTGTTACAAAATCCCAGAGAATAGATCCTTTGTATACAATTCTAGAATGCCACGTTAATCTAGACTTAGAAGGATTTGAAGATCTTGGCCCCGACGGAGAGCCAACTGGAATAAAATTGCCTTACATCGTTACAATCGAAGAAGGCAGTAGGAAAGTTTTGTCTATTAGACGAAACTTTGCGCCCAATGATCCAAAGAAAAATAAAATCCAATATTTTGTCCACTTCAAGTTTCTGCCGGGACT